TTAGCTACTACCGATAAGAACATATAGTAACTTAAATACCTGATCAAAAGGTACTGGCGGGAGTACTACACCACATACTGCCAGTACTGGAAGAATGACGTAATTCCATGCAATAATAAATGTTAGAACATACCCCAATGCTTGCCGCCACGTGAAGCCCTTACGAGTTTCCTCAAGAGTGATCTGATTCTGTTCGTGGCTATTCTGAGCTTCTAACTCATTTTTACTCTGTTCTTTTTTCTGAAATAATCCAATTCCAGATTTAATTAGTTCAATTATCATCCCTATCATTTAAAATTCCTGTTGTATAAACCCAGAAATATAATCCTTTCTGGTACTGTTTGTGTTTGTCGATTATGACAATATATTTTCCCTCATCAAATAAAGTCCACTCATGAACACTACCCATTTCAAAATGAGGATCATTCTGTACGAGGAACCCAATATTCATGTATTCCTTGCACTCAATTCTTTCATCCATATCGGCAATATATGCCTTTAGTTTCTTCTTGAGTGGTTTAATCAACAAACTACTATGCATCGTATGTGAGTTTACATCCGGCACAGTACTTTTATCGATTAAAATACTCATTGTGTCTTGATCATAATGCATATTACATCCTTGAAATTCTAAAATGCCCTCGAACACCTGAAAGTACTAAACGTACACCCTGCTCTGCTTCCTTATAGAAGTCATAAACAAGTTTCCTTTTCTTCGTTTCACGTAGTCCAATTACACGTTTTGTCTTGTTCTTTGTGTCTTTCTTGCTAGTGTCAATTAATCTTCTCTTGCCGCCAGAATCTACAACTTTATACTTACCAGAAGAGATACCAGATTTAAGACTTGCAATGTTACCTTGCTGTGTCATACGGGCAGTACTGGTGGGAATGAACTTCTTGAGATTCGACTGCTTTACAATAATATCGTACAAGTACTGACCCTGAATGTTCTTCACTAAGATTTGATTAACTGCCTGTCCAGTACTGTCACGATAGAAACGAAACAGTATTGCATTCTTCGTGAATGGAACTGGGCCACGATCAATTGCATTATTCATGTCAATTTGCATCTTCTGTGAAAGCTGTCTAAGTCTATTTGACACTTCCTTATTAAAGTTATTGGCGTAATCAATACCTTGCTGTTGAATATTTGCAATTACTTGCGGTACACCTGTTATAGTACTTACATTATTTGGCATTATGTAAAAGCCTCCATCAACATACGAATAATTATTCGTTGTTCCCCATTGTCTTTTTTTAGTCGCGTTTTAGTCATCAATGCTTTATTGCGACAAAGATGATCAGTACCGCAATATGCAATCAACGCAGCTTCTACTAACTCGGCTTCTTGTCGTGTCTTAAAACACCAAAGAATTTGTTTTGTATGACACTCACCGGATGAAATACGTCCCTGTACTTCGGTAGAACTGGAATTGTACTTTTCCCAGTTGCTTTCAATACTGGTAGATTTAATCTTTGAAGCATCTTTGACTTTCTGATAAACACCTTTAACGCCTATATAGTATTCACCGCATTCTGGAAATTGAATCAGATACACGAAAGCAGCATAATCCAGTACGTCATATAGATCCCAATCATCCTGATAAAACATTGTCCATGCCATAAATCACCCACGTACTACATAGGCGATCAACGAATCCACACGATTAGGCGTCTGACGATACCAAGCTGAGTCTTTTACTTCAATGATTGCACGTGCATAGTTACCGCTGTTCAATGCAGCCAGAAACTTTTTAAATCCGCGTGTCTTTGTTAGTCCAAGTTGGAACACCATCATTACTAAGAAGTCATTCCAACGACTATCAGCCGGTAGTTTCACACCAAGTTGAAGTACTCCAGCACGTGCAATTGCAATATCTTTATCAAGCAATGCATCGGCTTGTTGTTCTGAAATCCCATTAGTGAAATCTTCACCTTTAAGTACTAAGTGACCAAAACCAATAGTTGGGTAGCCAAGACTGTCTTTATACGTCCAGTACTTCCCATTCTTGAAATAACCTACTTTAGTCTGATACTCTTTAGTACCTTCATATTGTTTTAATTGTTGTTTTAAATCCATTTGAATTCCTCCATGTTCATCTATTTATGGAGGGAAATAAAAAAGGGGCTGTTATGCCCCTTTGTTGTTTTGCTCTAATAGCTGTTTTATTACGCCAATATCAATCCGTGCCTCAGAAAGTTCAGCCCTGATCATCTTGATTTCTTCAATATCATCGTTGAGTACTTCAAGTTTAAGTTCTGCTTTTTGAACACGATTTTCCAATTGATCAATTCGATCATTTAAATTCTTACTTCGTTTAGAAAGTACTTTAAATACCCAACCTCCAATTGGAATGATAAAAACGGTTAATAACCATTCCCATTCCATTTGTTATTCCTTATTGTTGTCCTATTATATTTAGTATCCTGTAAATACTGCTAATGGTATTCTTAATAGTTGTTGATTAGTAGCTTGCGGATAACCATCTTGATATTGTGCAGCATAAGTAACTTGGATATTGCCATTGGTATATCTAAGTAAGAAGCCAGAAAATCCCATAGATTCTGATTCAGATACGTTACCCGGTAAGCCTGACAGTAAAAACCACGGACTCCATCCTAAATTCTTTGAAATCACTTGTCCCTGTAGATTATAACCTTGAGGTATCACTAGATGATCGAATACTCGTGGCATTGTACCAGCACTTGCAGCCGACCAAATCAAAGTACCTTGACCATTGAACACATCTAGATAACCTGACTGAACAGTACCATTCACCGAAGTACGCATAAATTGTACTGAATTCGGTTCAAACAATTCTGCACCGGGGAAGCAATATGAATCACGTGTAAAACGACACCATAGCAAGCCCGGTTGAAATAGAATATCACTTACCATGAAACCAAGTGAACGACCGTCACCAAAAGCAGTTGGTATCAAATAGCCTGTAACCTCAACGTTACCTTGAGGAATAAGGGAACTAATCACAGTCCCCTTCTGTTCTGAATCTACAACTATATTCCCATATGTATTGTATGCTTGAAAACCACTCATGCGTATGTATAAACCTCGAATGTTAATGCATAAGAATATGCCTGATTACTTATTAAGTTTCGCAAAGTGAATCCACCATTGCCCGGAATTATACTGAAGTAACGTGAAGCACGTTCATTTAGATACGTTGCAATCCATCCAGTATCCCGAAAGGCGGCATAGGGAACCCACCACTGCCTAACGCCAGTTGTTACAGTAAATTGGAAAGTACCAACATACCTCATTGAGTAGTCTCCAATATCAACTAACATTCGACCACTTCCATCCCATGCTTGTAAACCTTGTGTCATTACCATAACCCCATTCTTACGCGAAGTACGTTGTTGCTGTCGTATACTTCGATTCTGTTATTATTAATTACCATTCGACCACCAGAATTACCATTGATATAGAATGTCCCATCTTTATTTATCTGCCATCCAGTACTATTAGGTACGTAGTTGTTACTTTGAATAGTATTACCTATTTTGGCATTGGTGACGCTGCCGTTAATTATGCGGGCTTCATCTATGCTGGCTAGGGCAATCTTAGCTTGAGATACTGCCAAGTCCTTTATCTGAGCTGAGCCGATCGAGGCATCCTGAATCATCGCAGATTGGATATAGGTTTTTCCACCCTGAACAACAAAAGGATATACCTTCGTTGAACTACCAGCCGTAGCAGAACTGATAATTGAGAAGCGATCGGCAATTACTGTAAACACCGATTCAGTACCGTTATTACCGAGTGCAATACCAGATACATATCCATTGTTTGTAACTCTTAATTGCCAGCCTTTATATTCAGTATTATCGATGATTTCTTGTTTAATCTCGTTCATCTCAGATGATCCAAGTACCCAATCAATTACGTCATCATTGAGCTTAGAGTATGGTACTTTCGTCTGTTGATTGTACGGGATCATTGCAGTCCATCTAATGCCATCAACACCGAATACATCATATTGACCTGCACGAATATAGTACTGTCCATCTTCAACTACTGCCCAATAAATGAATTCTGCTGAAGTAGTAAACGTCTGTACTCCAGAACTGAAATCTTCCGATGCACTTACTTGGAACATAATCCCGGCATAATCAATAGGCTTATTAGTGTTATCCCATTCAAACACCAATGCCCCAATACCAGACTTAACAGTTAATCCCTGTAACAATGGTGCTTGTGGGTTACTGACAGTTATTTTTACTTCTTGACTGAAAGTACCAAGATTGAAACCACGTGCAATAACACCAATGGTAACGTTACGCCCAGTATAATCGGACTGATTCATTGCAAAGGTATAACTGAAATTGTTCTGAGTAGTGAAGTACGAATTACGTTTGTTTCCTGCTTGATCATATATAACTAGTTCGTACTTTTGTAAGTACTCGGACATTGGACGACCATTAACTTGTAATGACGATTGATCATTCCATGCAATATTGAAATCAGATGATTCAGTACTGGTACTAGTTGCCATTGCATTTGTTAGAACAAGTCCAGTAACTGCCGGTAGTGTAAAGTTGAAATCAGGTACAAGACCATCCTTTGTAACCTTGACAGAAATGAATCCAAGGTTGTTATATGCAGCTACGGCAAAGTCATACTTTTGATCGGAAATAAGTCCATATAGTTCATAATCCGTCTTGTATCTGTTAGTACTGCCAACATACGACCAATCTGTATTACCTGTTTTACGATAATAAATGTAATAACCTACTAGATTAGGGTCTAATGATTCATCCCAATCCATGATAACGACTTGACCACCTACTACACCACCTTTCCTTGTAACCTCAAGATTACGTGGTGGCTGTACTGTAATTACAGAATTGATATCACCGTTAGGACTCCATACACCCGGATCAACACCATCATACATTGCCGGATTATATTCAACGCAAGTAAGTTGGCAGTATCCAATACTGTCATTTGTACTTGCCAAATCTTTTGCCAGTACTCGATATTGGCCGTTAATATGGAATTCATCTAATTTAACGTTAATGATATCCCACGTCTTTAAATCCCAACCTTCCGAAGTGGTAAACACGATTGTATTCTGTGAGTACTTAGATTTTAGCAATTCGATGTTAACAAGTTTAGATAACTGATCTTTGTCATATACCCATGTATAATCACGTGCAAGGGCTACTACGCGACCGTCAGAACGAATCACATCATCCTGTGAAATATCACTTGGAATGCGTAGAACGTCGTTTGTGTAGCGAGAATAGGCATTTTTATATGATGCATCGATAGTATTATAGTAATCAGTACTACCACTGGTTGTTACCTGTACTGAACCGAATACAGTACTTTCATCAAAACTTGCCACTGGTAATCCTTTAACATCAATTGTCAGATAAATTTTACCTGCATGGATATAAGTAATACCTCCAAAAGTCTGTAGCATCTTTTCACAGTTACTCTTGAATGATTCACTATAGGATATTGCACCATTAGACCAGTACTGATTAGTTTGACAGTACTGTGCAGCACTACGGAAACTTGGTAAGTCGATTAGAGTTGGATCTAAACCCATGCCGTAAGTAGTATTCGTGAGATAGTCATATAGTTGGCTTGGTGCATTACTACATGCACGTTGTTGAAGATCAACTAAATCAGTAATCACTAGTCCTTTCATCTCTACTTGAAGAGTATAGTTGTCATTGACTAGTACTGAATTTTCTAGACTCGATTGATCTTTCTTGATAACAGTACTGATACTAACAATACCTTTACCAAGAAACTTATCCGTCCACTTCGGCCCTGCATATTGCTGTGCCAATGATTTAGTACTGGTATAATTGCCGCCAAAACGTACTTCTAGTTGTAAGTTGTTTTTGTACTTATCAATGAATTTATTCGGATCAACAATACCATCTACAGTAATTGGTGAACCATCAATTAGAATTGGATCATTATCAATATAGATCTGGTTGATATATTTTTGTACACCACCATATGCAATTGCATGTTCTGTAAATAAGTACTGTGAATCGTTATCCTTGACGTTTAACCAAGGAACGATTGAACCAAGAAGGACAAACGAACCATTGCTAGTATCTTTATGTGGGAATTGACCGCCATAGACAATCGGTAAACCTGTTTGCGGGCTTGTTGTTCTATTGGGAGTACTGGCACTATCCCCATAACCTTTCATGTTGCCCGGTAAAGCAGTCATCATTGAAGTTGCCACTAAAGACGCAGCACCAGCAGCAGCACCCCAGCCAGCAGCAGCCCATGCAGTAGCACCACCGGTATATACTGCGGCTGCAACAGTTACTGCCATCATAACGGCGGAAAGAATACCGCCTCCTGAAATCTTACCCATTACTGCTCCTTACTCGATAAAACTTTCCATCCGTTGGAAAGTCCAATTCAAAATGTGTGTGTTGTTCATCGACAACTAAAATTCGATTGCTTATATAAACACTCATTACAGTACTGTCATCTTCATCAACCCATATATCACCCGGAATTGGGAATTCAACTTTCTCGATGTACTGTTCAATCAACTCGAAAGTACTGCTAACGCCTAGTTTCTTTAGAATGTTTCGACCTTTACGCAATGTGTCATATTTACACATACTCACGTATTCAGTACTGCACATTAAATCGATAACTTTTAGTACTAGAATATTGCAATCATTCTTCCCAAGCTGATATGGTTGTTCTAATGCGTCTTGGCATATGTCTACTATTTTATTAATCATTTGTATCTCCAAGATTGGTTAGCATTAACTTGTCCAAGTAATGAAAAGTACTCATCACCGGGATAATAAGATTGATATACAGAGTTAGCCGCAATAGTGCGTGGTTGTAGGTCTAGTTTCTTATAGACTGAATTTAGATATACGCTCATTTCGTTCTTTGCCGCGTTTGGATCTGCTTCTGCCTGAATATAGTCAATGAAACCACTGAACATGAGTGTACTGTTCAGTACTGAATTGTCGGATGGGTTAAGTATTACGAGATAGATATTAACCTTTGCTTCTCGAAAGGCTCCACCTAGTGCCAATGTTCTAGTACTGTCATTAACGTTACTTACTTTAAAGTTAATACTGTTATTGTTGATTTCTTTTGTCTCTGTGAAACTTGGAAATGAATCACTAATTAGATCAGGAAAGCTTGTATACTGTGTCCCATTGATATTGAGATCTACAAAACCATCAGTCCAGAAGATTGGAGGAATTCCATTCTTTGGAAATACATCAATTGCACGACAATGAACACCAAGTGACATTAGTTCAGTAATAGTAAGTTTGGTTTTATTACCACCTCTCGTAAGATTCCAGTACTGTAATAGGTCTGGATTAGTCAATAATTCATTCATTATAAGTACTCCGTCGCCTTTAGGTTAACACTCATGATATTATTAACAGGCACTTTATATTCATTATCAATGTCAAGGGTAAAAGTACCTTGAAGATTGTTATAAAGAATAGTTTCACCTGTTTGTACGTTTTCACGTAAATTGGGGAACAATTGAAGTACATTACCTGCCCGGCCAATAATGCGATAAATCTTTGAGTGGTTCGTAAATTGAATCAATGAACCTATTTCAAGAGTATTGGCAGTACTGGAGACTTGATAAGAACCTTTTAATGCCTGTGCAGATGCCGAAACAGCCCCAGATTGAGATCCTTTATAGACTCCCATATGACCTAACGAAAAAGTAAAAGGCTTACCACGTGAGTACTCAGCAACGAATGCTTGATATTCTGCTAGTGATTGTTGTTTGAAAGTCAATGTGAATTCGAGTTTATAGTACTGAATGCCAGTACTTCTAGTAACCTCTGTTCCTGTCCAAGAGCGATTTGAATAACGCGGTTCAGTACTGGATACTGAAACCCCATTGATTTTAATATTATTTGAAAATGATGCCATATATGCTCCTTAGCTTATGTAGTATTTAGGGCAATAAAAAAACCCGGACATTGCCGGGTATTTATTTATGCATTTCTTGATTGAGCAGACCTAACAGCCTGATTAACGTTATTTGCATGTCGTTTTAGATAGTCATTAAACATCTTGTCGTCATTAATACCGCCTTGAACAACCAAGGGAGCATTGATTGTGATTTCTCCAGTACTGCTATTGCCCGAAGATTGATCCTGTTTATCTAGGAACTTGGTTAACTTCTGGTTAGCTGGAGCCTGTACAACACGTTCACCCTGTTGAAGTACAAATGACTTATTATTTAAATGACTTGGTAACTCGTCTACGCCGCCGTGGAACTGTCCAGATGAAGCACCTTTGATAGTACTGATAATCTGCATACCCATACCGGCGACTTGTGCATATGCTGCAAGGCTGGCCGGGAAAGGTGTTGCCAAGGCACTAGCAAGAGCGGCTTGGATACGCATAATCGTTTCAGAGATGATCAGTCCTTTCTGTACTGCGAAAGCGGCTTTAGCTGCTGCTGACTGTTCCCCAAACGCACCGGCCATCATGCCACCGATATCACCAGCTGCATTACCCAAGAGAGTAAGCTGTGCTCGCGTATTCTCTGTAGCCGTGTTCATTGAGTCCTGTGCATATTTGGCTTGTAGGGCTGCCTTACGCTTCTCGTACTCTTCAGTACCGGCATAGAGACGTTCATTCAGTGCCATTTCTTGATTGTACTGGTCTTCTAGCTGTTGTTGCTTTGACTGAGTATTATCAACTGCAAAGGGATTATCACCATAAACCCGTTGGGCTTGTTGCTGTCCTAGATAGTTCTTCTGTTGGTCATTTAGAGTTACACCATTAAGATTCGCGTTTAAGTCCTTCAATCCTTGATTCGGATCGTTGTAACCAATCTGTTTATTGATTAGTTCTGTACGCTGTCTTGCACCCTGCTCTTTTGCCTGTGCTAAGTACTTATCAATCTCGGCCTGAGATTTTCCAAGCAACTTTGCATTCTCGGCAATCTTGCGTTGCATTTCTTTCTGCTGGAAGTCAAATGCATTCAATTGTCGTTGCATTTCAGTTTCACCGATCTTAGATAGTGCAGTACTTAAATCTAGCTGGGCTTTCTTCCGTGCATCTGCATTCTTCTTATCAAGTGCAGCTTGCTTAGTTGCTGCTGACTCTGCGGCTTTAGCTGCTTTGTCTTTACCGGCTTTATCATTGATAATGTCATTCTGTTCTTGTAAACGCTCGTTATAACGGCGGTTAACCTCTGCAATTGCCTTTTCTTTCTGTTGAGCAGTTGCATATTCTTTTGCATCACTTTGTTGAATTGCCTGTATAGCCGAATCGCGAAGCATTTTTAAATGCGTTACTTGTTTCTGTGCTTTTTCAACTTTACCACCTAGTTGATCCACTACTGAATTGATAGCACCGGAATTACTAGGCAAGTTCTGTTTGATATTACCTTTATTTTCTTCATAACCTTGTTGGGATTTCTTTTCCCAATCGATTTGCTTTTGAAGATCTTTACGTTGCTGTAGTAGCTTCTGGTATCCTTCTTCGCCATACTCACCCCAACCACCGGCATCTTTCCAATTCTTTCGAGTCTGTTCATACTGCTTAATTGTATAGTCCAGTGCTTCCATTTGGGTGTTGACATTGGACATACCACCACCGGCTTTGAAACTGGTTATTCTTGCCAGTAGATTCACTACCTGTGTTAGTACTGGTACAGTACCAGTGGCAATTTCATTCTTCCATTTCTGCCAACTTAGAGCTAGATCATTAGTAGCTTTATCATATGCAGCGAACTTTTGAATTTGTTCACTGGTCATAGTTACAGTCTGATTACCTAGTGCAATATTGTATTCTTGTTCGGTGTTGTAATCTTTAAGTACTTGCAATCTTGACGTTGCATCATTACCCATAGTTTCAAACATATTAACAAGTTGAGAATTTGAGAAACCTTGTGCTTTTGCTGCGAAGTAGATCTTTGCATAAACATCTTCACCAGCATCAGCCATTTGTTGTAACTGAATCAAATTCAATTTCAATGGTTGAATTACATCAGTGAACATTGATCCACCGGCATTAGTTAGAGCATCGCCGATTTTGTCCTTGATATCCTTCTGTTGGTCACTAATGTTATCCATCGTTAAACCAGTTTGACGATACATGTTCGCCATTTGCTGTAACCCTTCTGCACTCATATTAGATTTTGCAGTAAGTTGCATCAATTCCATAGCTTGACGTGTTGCATCAGCAGTACTTTTAAGTGCGAATGTGAATCCTGCCAGTACAGCAGTAGCACCAGCAAAACTAACAGCAGCAGCACCAGACATACCAGCCATTGAGCTTGTAATAGACTTTAGATTGCCTTGTGCAGCAGAACGAAGATTACCCAGGCTAGTTTGTGCCTGATTAACTGCCGTTGTTAGTCCTTGACTGTTACCAGTAATATTAACTACGATATTATTATTATTGTTGCTTGCCATTCTTCTTCCCTTTTTCCATATCCATTAAATCACGGAATGACTTTTTAATATTCTGTACTTTATTTTCTTGTTCTTCTTCTTCGCGTTTCTTCTGGCGTTCGGATGCGGTGAGATTCTCAAATGTACCGAATAGATCCCAGTCCTTGAGTTTGGCCTCTTTTCTCCCCTTCTCTGATAAGTTTGGTGAAGTCATCATTATCAAATGACAAAGATTAGCGAACATGGCACTTTGTACTTGTAACCCGCTTGGTTCAATTCGTTGGTCATAGATCATCAGTGCTTTAAGTATATCAGCTGGCAAATCATAAAATTCGTCCGGCGAAAGTCCACGTTTATTAACCATCTTTAGAAAGTACTGTAAACGTGGATCACCGGTTCTTATTTTTTTTCGAGTTCTTCAACTTGAGTAGATGCCTCAGTAGTCCATAATTCAATAACTTTCTGATTCAGTTCACCAAGGAACATTACATCAATTGAATTAACATCAATCCGGCCTTGAATTTCACCATCTGCGAAAATGGGATCGCCGTTCTCATCTTTAACGCAGTGAATAAGAGTTGCTTTTGCATCTGTACATTTATCAAAATCGGCAGAACTTGGACGATGAATGTATAGATCCATTCCATGAAAATCGATTTTGTGTAGTTTTGGTCTTAGTAGTTTTTGTAGGTCTTGTAAGTTCATTGAAACGATTCCATAAATGGGGGAATTGCTCCCCCGTTATTATTGTTTTTGTATTTATGGTGTTACTGGAGCAGAACCAGAAGCAACAGAACCTTGATCTACTGCTAGTTTGAAAGTCTTCTTGACTACTTCATCTTTGTCACCAGCAACAGTAGTACTAGACACAAAGACGTTATAAACTACGAAGTAACCAGTAGTATGTGTAGCATCTTCATAATAAGTAATGCGTACTTGACCACGAGTTTGATCATTGGCCGCTGTTTCAAGAGACATATGTACTACATCATCTGGTAGCCAGTTAACTTCTAAATCAATGTCTGGAACAGATTTAGTACCTAGTAATTTACGATTGTAAGCACTATTGAAAGTCTTTACATCGATTACAGTACTTTCAAAACCAGAAGTAGTGAAACTAGCAACTTCGGGAATTACTTTATAATCGGTAGATGCAGTAGAACCAGAAGTAGTACTGAATTCTACTTTAAGATTTGCACCTGAGAAAATATCAAAACTCATATTATATCCTTATAAGTGATTGGGGCATCCTTGCCCCGTTGTATTTATTTATTTTGTTCTAATGCAGCAATACGTTCTTCTAGTTTTACAAGTGCATCTTTCAGTACTGCATTCTCTACTTTCAATTCTTGAACTTCATTGTCAAGTTCTGAAATAGATTTAAATGCTAATGGTAGGATTGTACTTAAATCAGGGTTTAAACTCACATCACCATATTGCTTAGTGATCAAACCGGGATCAATTTCTTCAAGTTGTTGAGCTTTCCAACCATAGTTTACGTGAGTAGCATTTTTGAAGTCTCTTGTTTGTTCGTTCCAATCGAATTGAACAAACTCAATTTGACGTACTTTATCAAGTGCTGAACCTTGGCATTCGGCAAAGTTCTCTTTCAAACGAATATCAGATACACCATTTCTACTAAGCCACGTTTTAAGATAACCATCAACACCGTTTGCCCATTGATCACCCCAAATATTACCATCCTTGTGAAAACGGGCACTTCCTACTTCAATAATCGGATCTGTACCATTTACAGTTAAGTGGGCATCATTACGGAATTCAAACCAACCTTGTTTGCCATAGCCTTGTTGGTTAATAACAAAGCCTGAGTTTCCAGTACCCGTACGTGTAACCATGTATTGTTGAGCAACGTTATCTGAACCTTTTTGTAATAAACGCATACCATTGATTTGTCTAACCCATTGTCCGTTACCATTTTCTTGATATGGATTTGTTCCATAAAGTTCCATCCAACCTTTATTAAAGAATTGAGCTTTAATAAAACCATCATTTCCTTCACCGACTGAGTTACTAATATCCTGACCGACTGATAGATAACCGTACTGAACATTTAATAATCCATCAGGACTATATGTAACAGACTTACCGCCTTTAGCCATCATACCCGTGACACCATCTTTGTCACACCATAACGCACCGCGTTGTGTTGTATTATCCGTATCAAAAAAACCAATATTAGCCCAGTCTGTATTATTAACTGGCCTAGTACGCATTGAACCACGTAAAATTAAACCGTTATTTGCAGTGATGCTACCGGTGAAAGTACTGTTATTATCGACCACTAATCCCATACCAGTTACGTTAACAAGACTAGTTGCTGGATCAATTACTACGGCTTTTGTTGCATCTGTATCAGATACTGGACGTATATTAATGGCTTTGTTTACAGTTGAAAGTACTCCAACACCAGCAGGTGTAGCACACATTTTAAAACCGTTAGTAGTAAATGCAGTGTCAGTACCGGTATTAGTTAGTGTAATACTATTATTCGATGTAATACCACCATTCATTGCCAATGAACCGTTTAATGTAATAGCAGTACCAGAGAATACTAAAGTACCGTCATTGTTATAACGCATTTGTTTAGTACTATCTGCATCACCATTTGGACGAATGAATATACCTGCTGGAGCACTCAATACCATTTGGTTAGCTGAGTTACTACGTACTATTGATTGTTGTAAAGTAATCGTAGGGTCTTGTGTATTTGCAAGAATTAGATTCTTATGCGTTACTGTATCAGTTGTTCCTAAACCTAAATTAGTTGCTGCGGCTGCGGCTGTAGTAGCTCCAGTACCGCCATTTGTAACGGGGATTACACTAGTACTTGTTATTGCGTTTTCTGGAGCAACGGTTACTAAATTGTCCGGTACTGTAGTTGTCCATGCAGGCATTATACGATCGTTCATAAAGCCAGTAATGAAAGAACCACCACCAACGACATTACCGATTTCCATACCAACACCGCTATAGAATCCGTTAGTTGCAATCAAATATACGTTCCAAATACCAGCAGTAATATCAACTGGAGATAAACCTATTTGAAGGCGACTTACAGTAGCTTGCAGTACTGTTACGTGTTTAACGATTTGAGTAATGGTTTCAGCTGTCATACTGGAAAGATTGCGACAACTAATAGCTACTTGGTCTACGTTTGAAGCACTATATCCATAGTTATTTGCACCATAGATTGTGAAGTTCATATAACCAGCACCATTACCAGAATTCTTTATCTGTGCAATTGGTAAGAAACCACGTGTACCAGTATTGTGAATTGGTAGTGTATAACGAGCTGCAACGTTAATTGTTTCAGTACGGGAATATACGTCTAAGTTAGTACGAGCCGTTGCTTTGTTGTTCAAGTCATTTAAGTTACTTGCAATCTTCAACTGTGCATCGTTAGTGACGTTAGAAAGCCCTACATCGCTTTTAGACGGCTTAAAACCTTCATGGTATACGTTACGTACTGTCCATAGTCCTGACGTTGTATCATTGGCCTGACGGAACTGTAATTGTGAATTTGGGGAAATACCGAACCACTCATTAGCTTTAGTACCAAATGGTTCATTATTTCGCCAAACAATGCCATAACCTTGTTCTGAACTGAGGGCTGCACTTGCTCCACTTGTTGGGGAAGTCTTTAGCCCTTGGTTGCCCGGTACTGTCACTGTTCCAAAGTTAGCAGGCTGGCCCAGGCGGGCATAACGTGTATCTTGTTCAGTACTGGTATAGATACGAGTCCATGCAGTGTTCTGATTACGTGCATACAGCTTTAGATCGCCAGTCTCGGACATAACTATCGAGGCTTCGTTCTTGTTATTCGTGAGTCCTACACCGATCAGATTAGTGCTTGCAGGGTTGCCGGTTGCAGCTGCTGGGATCTGGATGAAACCATTACCTGCTATCTGTCCTGTTGCTGGTGTGTACTGTGGTGCATCAATGCCATCGCTACCTAGGCCATAGTCAGAACGGCGTAGTAATGGTTGAATTGCTGCGAATCCTTGAGTAACTACAGTTTCAGGTGTGAACAGGTATGATCTCTGTACAACTGCGTCCTTGTCACCTGTGAGATTGTTCGATGAAACATATCCATTGAGTACTATATAGCTTTCGGCATTGGCTTCTTCATCAGTACTGTATTTTACTTTTACTTGAATGGGAGTTTGTTGTTCTGCCGCTTGTTCTAAAAATTTATGGCTTGGTTCATCGATAACATAATTCACAGTAATCGGGAATGCGTCAATTGCCTTATCCCCTGTCAGTACTGAACTATAATCACTATCATAAGTTTCGATATTCTCTACCGAACTTGATTGTATAATTGTTGGAAATTCTGCAATATTTGCAATTTCCTGATAACCACCGAAACTAGGACTATTGTTCCCAGTATCGCCAGTATAAAAAATTTGTAGGTCTTGTCCTGTTGAAATGTTCATTAGCTTTCCTTCCGTTGGATTACACTAATATTTAGTTGAAAGGTTCCTGTGCAAATACCAGTAGTTGGATCTTGATGCGTACCGATATTGTCAAAAACGGGTTGTTTACTAATGATAAAATTCTCATTTAAAAAACATTCCTGTACTTTTGATTGAAACATTGACATTGTTTCTGACGTTAAAATATAGAATTGTTCTGTTGGATTTGCTTTGTTATTTCCAAAAGTAATATAGAATACTACCGAATATGAACCCTCTGTACGTCCTGCCATATTCATTTGTACTTCATTTGCTTGTATCTCTGAACAAAACACCCTAGTATCTTCAGATTGTTTTTTTAATGGATTTGACGCCCACGGTGTGAACGTCATAAGTTTATTAATTGCTTTTTTAACTCCAAGAATCATAATCTTTTCTCCGATAGTAATAATTAACTACCCCAGATAGATCATCATCTAGGTTATAAATTATTTGTGTAGCATTGTTAATTTCAATTAGTGTCCCAACTTGAAGTACTGGATTCTTCCGTGCCGTAAAGTAATATTCATATTCGATTGCAACACCATCAGAATCTTCAATGGTAATTTGGCGTACTTCCAAAACTGCCTTGAAAGACACGCCATTTATTTCAAGTTGTTCGCCAAAAGCATTTAACAGTGCTTCAGTTTGCTTACTATTAAATGCTCTCATGCTATTAAGCCTTCTTAACTAGTACGAAAGCGTCTTTGTGAGCTACTGCGAAATCGATGTAGCTGAATGAACGTAGTACAACGCCAGCAGATGCACGTTTAGTAGTTAGGTCGCGATCAAGTTCGTTAGTACCCCATTGAGCAATAATTAGTTCACTGAAATCACCAATTAGAATTGAATCAGTTGGAACACGAGTAGATACGATTACACGAATTTCATCAGCTAGGTACTGTTCATCACGGAAACCTTCTACTAGCATTTTAGCAGCGGTGTTACCAGCCATTGGCACTTGGCGTAGAGCTGCATATACGGATGGGTGCATTACTGCAACACAGTCGCCTGCATATACATTCTTCATCGCTAGAGCTTCTACAGCAGCTTCAATTGCTTCTAGATCAAATGCAGTTGCAGTTTGTTGGGTTGCATTGGTAGCAATATAACCTAGGATTTCGTTTTCTAGATCAGAAGCAGCAGTTTTAATTAGTTGTTCAGATACGAAACGTTCTGCGGCGTTATTACTTAGTTGTAGGGTCTTGGTTAGAGTTACAGAACCAGTAAAGGTTTTTGGCTTTAGGCTTACGCTAGTAAATGGTGCATCGTGCATTGGTGAATCTGCACCTTCAGCGACGAAACCGAAATTACCGCCAGTTAATTTACCTGCTACTGGGATTACTAGTTCACCATTACCTTCTAGACCTGCAAAGATCTGAGGTTGTGCAACTTGTGCTAGTACTGATTGTGCCCAAAGCTGATCAATATAAGAATCGGCAGTTTTATGAACTACAACACCAGCAGCGTTAGTAGTAGTGGTATCACGTTGCATTTCTACAACATAACCACGTTCACCCATTACAACACCCTCAATAGGTTGTTTTTCAATTAGGGAACGAATTGCTAAAGAAAGAGAATTGTTTTCCATTGTGATTTCCTTATCATCATTAGAATTATTTTTAAGTTCATTGGTTATATCGCGGATACTCAATTTCGAATCGAGATAACGTGATACATCCTTATTTAGTAATTTTCCAAGAGCGGCAATTTCCATTTGACGTTCTTCTTCTGTATTTATTACTTCTTCATCTCGTGATTCAGTTTCTGTTTCATCTTGAGATTCATCAGTACTTTCATTCGGTACTTCTGTTTCTGTTTCAGTACTGGTTTCATCTTGAGGTTCGTCAGTACTTTCAGTTTCTGATTCAAGTTGTTCTTCGGCTGGTGTTTCCTCTTCAACTTCTTGTTCAAGAGAACGGCCAATACCTGATTTCAAATCATCAGCAGGGATAGAAACCAAACTGATTTCGTATGGTTGCCATTTGGTTACTAGTAGATTGTCACCTTCGATTCGGTAATCTAGGATTGAATATCCAACACTGACTTTTGTTAGAATTCCTTCTTCAACCATTGTTTGATATTCTTGTGCAGTACTGGAAAGACGAATACTTGCACGGCATACTTTATCTGCATCAACAGAAGAAGATTCAACAACACCGATAAGTTCATCTTTGTCGTGATTGAAAAGTACAGCTGCTTTATTTTGAATACGGCTTAGGTCTACATTTTCTGGGGAACAAAGTAGAATTTCATTTAGTACGCGATCCCCCCCAATCTCGCGGGCTACTGGGATCTCTGATGCAAATGCTAATTCAATTAGTTTATTACTCTGATTGATTTGGCTGGTTTCCATCTCCCTCTTCATTTGGTTTTGGTTGTTCATCTATTTTGTTATCCTTAACATTTAGATAATTGTCTATTTCATCTTTTTCAAAGTCCTTTCGAACGTCGCGGTAGTCCTGACCAAGTTCAGAAATAATCTGTTGGCGTGATTTCAATCCATTATGTAGAAGTGCAATTTGGTACTGTGCGTCTTTATTCGGATCTAGGCTTAATGAAACAACTGGTGTGTAAGTTGCTTTGAGTAACTTCTTAAAGTCTTTAAAATTGAGTTTTAACTCATTCTTATTTATCATTTCGACTTTCAAAAACTCTTTATAGACTGGCTTCAGTACTTGAACGATAAGTGCATTTTGTTTTCCCTTAACCACTTGTTGCATCATCCGGTCAGACAATTTAGCGGCACTGAAAGAACTGTTCTTTGTGTCGTATAGTAAATTCATCTTGGTTACGTTTAATGCCATTGCAATTTGTCCTAACATTTGATCCATGAATGAATCTAGGCCGTCAGTACTTGAAGTTGGATTTACAGTCTGGATCTTTTTACCCGGATCAAGTTCAATTAGAACACCCGGATCTAAATATCCTTCGTAGTTCTCATATGCATTTTGTGCTTCTTCAATGCTTCCTAGTAACTCTGTAGTACTGTTAGTTGGTTTTTCATCACTGGTGATAAACGCCATTGACGACGCACTTACTTTCTTCTGTACAATAGATGCATTAACAAACTGTTCTAGTTCTTTGATCAGATTTGTACAGGCGATAATGTCTGGAATACCCCTTTCTTGGTCTGGGTAATCTTGAATAAAGAAGTGAATAATTTCTTCTGCTGGTACTACTTCAATGTCAGTCTGATAGTATGAATATATTGTTGGGTCTACTTTACAGACATTGTATGAAATAGGACGTTTGAACTTGTTAAATCTAATACCATTACTGATATAGTCGCCGTTACTGAATTTTTGATTGTTGATTACTGGTACTCGTAGACTGTCGATGATTTCGAGTCTTAAACCACCTTCTACTTGATGTAACCTTATAAAACACTCTCCGTCACGTGCTCTAGTACGACACACTAGATTTTGGAAAGTACTGATATCGTGTCTGCCATTAGTACTAAATGCATCTGGATCTTCTGCCCATTCATAAAACAATTGTTCGATACTCATTGAGGTATCATGATTCTTTGTTTCATCGTCAAAAAGTTGTACATTCGAACGAATACTAATACCATCTGCCCCAGAGATCTGATCGGCGTCCATTAGAATGTACTTTCGAACGATTGGATTGTTTTGTGCTAGTTCACGTGCCTTTGTTTGTAGTGCTGGTAGAGTACTATTAATAAGGCGGTTGATATTTGCACCTTGACCGTTACCAGAATAACCGAATGATAAAGTACTTGACCGTGCCACTGTAATAGTATTTAAATCACGTTCTAATTGTGATTGCTTTGGTGTATGTGGTTTAGTTTGGTATGTTGGTGCCGGTTGTTTTGCTGCTGGTGCTTCTTCTGGTTTTTTCCTGAAAAAATTAAACATTAATGATTACCCCTGTGTAGCTTGGTAATACTCTTGATTGGTTGTTTACCGTCTCCTGATTTACCATTGAGTTTAAGTAGTTCTTTATTGGCCTGTAGTGTGTACTGTTCTTTAAGACGATAAAGTACTTCCAACGACTCATTAACCAACGTCTTATTATTGATCGTTGTAGTTGTAATTAGACCGCCACTAATACGCATTGCAATAACATCATCAATTTCTTGAAGAGTCTTTAATAGCTCTTGGTACTTTTGTGTTGTTGCCAGTGGGTTAATTACACTGAATGTTGATACTGCCTTGATTGACATATCGTCTTTTAAAATCTGCGTCCACATTCCACTTTCCCAATTGTCAGTACTGATAGGTGTGGAGGTTTGTGTAATTTCAATTTTTGTCTGACTTGGTGAAACGAGTGTAGTACTTTCATTTGCGTCTTGATGATATACAATAGTTTCACCAATATAGACTTTTTCTATTTTAGTGTTCATATTTAGTTCCAAAATGTATTGCGTCTAGCTGAACGCCTCTTTTGTACTGGCTGCGGCTGTACTTGTACTGGCGTTGCTGGGGCAATTGGTGCTTGTTCCTCACTATATTTATTACGAATACGTGCGTTATATTCCCGTAAAATACGGAATGGATCTGCACCTGTTAATGTATTTAGGTAATGCTTCATGCATATAAACGAATATACGAGACAGTCCAATGCTTCATTTCGTGAACCTGATACTTTTAAAGACCACTGCTTGAAACCACTCTTGACGTCTACACGTTCGGCAGTAAGCTGATTAAAGTAGTCATCCGGTAGCGATTCACTAAATCGGATTGGTGGGTTTGTCTTGTCCACTAGGCAAGTACGTAACATCTTATTCACAGTACTTTTAGCGAGGTTCACGTTTAAGATCTGTAGCTCGTGGCCGCCAGTCCTGCTACTTCTGAACAACGGTTTAGTACTTGAACAACCTTCACCTTTGATTGGCTTGAATAGTGGGTTAATGCTATTGCAGTACGTGTAGACTGTTTGCGTTGCGTTACCGTTCGATGAGTCCATGTATCCCATGAGTACTTTCACCGGGCGGCCTGTAACGGTCTTGAACACGCTTTTGCTGTACTGGGTGAGTTCTGTATAGGCTTTACTGCCAATCTGCGTACAGTCCACGCCATAGAAGCTTCTATGATCCAGTACGTATAGGGTTTTCTCCGTGAAGCCCATAGTGGTGCATTCTAGGCGGTCTTGTTGTTGGTCTACTCCTAGGACGATACCAAGTACTTCATCTGGGATTGCCAGTACTGAAATCTCTTCACGTAAGTTCTCTAACTCGACAAGGTTATGTTCCTTGTTCTCTTCTGGCTCATAAGGCAAACCCAAAGCGTTGTTGAAGAAGCTACAAAGATCGAAGTTGTAATGTGCGTTGCTGAAGTCCTCAACAGTACTTTCAATTGTATTGATAGGACTGTACAGGCGGGACACATGGTACGATGGATACTTACCACTTGGATTTGTAGCTACCCAATGCCCACCAGCAATTGCCCGTACACGTTCACCTTCAGTGATATGATGTTCACAGTTCGGACACAGTAACTTGGCTGTTTCTGGTAATGCTTTGCGACGTCCGTTCGGTAGTACTTCCCAATCGAAACGCACGTTTTCAAATATTAATTCATGATAGTGATTACAATTGGGACAAGGTACATGAAATTTTCTTTGATCCCCTGCTTCGTACTCTTGGCATATCGCATCAAGTTTGTTTGTTGGGGTTGAACCCATCATGATTAGGCCATCGTCAAAACTCTTTATACGTTGGGCTGAAAGGCTTATTGGGTCGCCTTCTGAATAGTCAGTACTACCAGAGATTTCATCAAGAAAGATTCGCTTGGTTGTGATTCCTCTAAGGGTCGATGGAGCGTTCAAGTTTATGAAATAAGTATTTGTGCCGTCGATGTTCTGTTGTGTATTAGCATTGTTCGCGGCATTCTTATCTGACTTGAGAGTTACATAATCTTTTAGTACTGACTGATCAATGCTTGGTTGCCATTTTCCGGTTTTGAATTTCTGCGTTGAGGCTTGACTTTGTGAGCCGTAAGCCATATTAGCAGGGTCATTAACAATGAAGTACTGCATGGCTGCGAGCATTACTGTGGATTTAAGTAATTGAGCACTACTCATCATTACGATACGATGAATATTAGGTTCAACGATTGTATCTAGTACTTGACGTTGGAATTCAAATAATCTGAGTTTTTGTCCTGCTAGGCGTCCATCGGGGAATACTAGATTATCTTCTGCAAACTTACTTGGTTTTATTTTTTCTGGAGGTAGTATTTTTTTTATTGTTCGTTTGTAAATCTTCTTGAACTTGTTCTTCTCCAGAGAGTTCAAGAGTTCCAATTTCTCTGAGTGCATTATCAATTACTTCCTGTAAATTGTTCTTCAAGGCGATTGCATCCTTGCTTTCAAATAGTTTTAAATATTCGCTTGATGGAATACTACGCATTATTGTTTTGAACTGGTGAAAGTACTTTGCAAGTTCTGATTCAACAATTGCAACGTTAATCAATTCACCTCTTCGTTCTTGTTCGTCTAGTTCTTTTATATTCGCTGTTGCGGTTAATTCACGCAGGCGTTCTTTTTCAATCTGTACTTTAGTTGATTCATCACTTCGTAATGGTTTGATGATATTTTCAATAATCCATTTATTGATTTCTGCTTCTGTTGTTCTAATGTCAAGCCCGCGATTTTTCCAATCCCGGCTAACAGTACTGACATCGTAACCGTAACGATCTGCGATTGCCTGATAAGTAATTTTTGTTGTCATTTTATTTCCATTTTGTTTTGAGTCGTTGTTAAAAGCCGATATATTTTTAAAACAAGGCGGGGCGAAACTACGCTTGAGAATGGCTCTCACTTGGAGTACCTTTTGTTATTTAAAATCATACAAATTCTTTAGTGTAAACATAATCACGTCGGTAATATTGAATTTTCTTGACTATTTTTACGCTTCAAACCTATTTATAGTTAACTTAGCCTACCCCAATTGATAACATCATGTTTGGAACATTAATCGTTGCAATGCAATGAAAATCTAATAACGTGCAAAAAACATGAGTCGGTAATGAGAGCTTGCTTGATTCAACGCGGTTTAATGTAGTAAATTTTAACGGTTGAAAAAGGAGTTGGGAATGAGACCAGAAAATTACAAACGAATTGAATCATTGCAAAGTGAAGTAAATGACTTCCATCCTATCCTGGAGCAGCTCTTCAAGCGACTACCTAATGTAAAGCAAGTCGAGTACCACCAAGGCCCATCAGAAAAGGGAGCTGACTTTGTTATCATCAAGTATGACGATACTCTTGATGAAGAGACGTACATTGGCGTAATCTGCAAAGTCGGTAAGATCACTCAGTCTCATTCTGAAATCGAGAGACAGATTGATGAATGCAAAGTAATGCAACGATTTATATCTTCAGGTAAAAAGCAAATAACACTTAATGAGATCTGGGTGGTTAACAATTCCACTATATCCACAAATGCAGAAGAAAAGATATTTCGGAAATTCACTGGTACTAATATAAAATTTATTAGTGGGATGAAGGTTACGGAATTAATCGAAAAACATTATAGTGAATTTTGGTCATACAACTCCGTGAGTTACGGTCAATATTTTTCCGAGATAGAGTTAATATTGGCAAATGGGAAAGATAGTTCTTTCTTTGGTTCGATAAACACAGAAAAATTCATTCATCAAAAAATAATAAAACAGACACAAAAACAAAATAAACGACAAAATGAAACACTTACCAATGTTATATGGGATGAAAACTTTATTTTTTTAGAGGGTCGTGTTGGTTCAGGGAAAAGCACTATAATTCGTCAATTAATTAGCTCACTGAAGACATTAGCAGAGTCTGGTGCAGAGAAAAAGATAGTTCCTGTACTTTTTCAATATAGTGAACTATGTAATAACAAAAATGATGTTAAAGAGTTATCAATAGAGAAAACCAGCAAGTTTAACATACCAGTTGACACTCCTATTATAGTTATTATTGATGGTGTTGATGAAGTCAAAGATGACTCAAAAGTTAGAATAGAGAATTTTAAACGCATTGTCAGTGACATATCAGCAAACAATAATTTCAAATTGCTTGTTACATCTCGCTTGATGGATTCTGTACAAGATTATGAAACTATTGATAAGATGTTCACTCGTTATTCAATAGTCCCGTTAAGCATTGGTCAAATAGTTAATTTTGTCGATAATATTTGCGAGAATGAAAACGTCTCCAAAAAGTTAAAGACTGGAATAGAAAAAACACCTTTATTCAAGTTCATTCCTAGAACACCAATCAGTGCCATACTTTTAGCACGAATACTAAAAGATGAAATCAAAGAATTGCCATCCACAATGACTGAGCTGTACGCAAAGTACACTGAGATTGTCTTGGGTAGGTGGGATACATCTAAGGGGCTATTATCACAAACTGAGTATGAGATACTAAACAATGTGTTGATGGACGTATCAGAATTTATGATGAAGAATTCTCTTTCGTGCATCTCAGAGTCTGAAGTAGAAGATATTTTCCTGAGCTATATAGAGAAAAGGAATATCAAAGTCGATTTAGACAAAGTTCTTCAGAGAATTTTGTTGCGTAGCGAAGTTGCAACTGTAAATCCGAAGAATGGAACATTCTCATTCGTGCACCGCTCATTCATGGAATATTTTTACGCGGAGAAGTTGAAAAAAACTGGAGATGCATTATTAGATCAAGAAATATACAGCATGTACTGGAGTAACACTTATTTCTTCTATCTTGGGCTATTACGTGACAATGAAAAATGCATAGAAATAATTAACTCAATAGAACCCAGCAATGAACAGTATAAAGTATCTCGATTATTTACGAATGGTACTTTCTATCTTGCTGCATACTTAACACCATATCATATCATTCAAGAGGGAGTTTATAATACGTTCATCGAAGCAGGTAAGCTTTATTTTGATGTAGCGAAGAGGAATGGAGAGGCCGAGTTAAAACAACTTCCTCCGGTTGCCCTTCTTTGTATTTTTACACGCAGCCTGCAAAACAACTATTCTTATGAGTATTTTGAAAAAGCACTAAAGGATACAGCAACTAAACTTGATAAAGTAGTCAATCCTAGCGAAGAGCAACAGTTTAGTAAGTTCTTTGTTTCTTCCATTCTGAATGAGCTAGGAATTGAAAATGCCTTTGATTCACTTATAGATACTAATAACATAGATATATTAATACAATTAGGTATAACTCATGTAACAAACGACACTGGTAAAGTGAACAAGAAAATAGCCAGGTATCTAAAGAAAATAAAAAGTCAGTATCGCGGAAATAAAAGGATGGTAAACTACATTACTGATCTGCATGAAAAGTCAATAATAGAAATCGAAAGTAAAAACAATTAGAATTGATCCGTGCTACTTTTACGACTACGATAAGGGTGACGCCCAAATTAAAGCAGCACGGATCAATGTCCACATGATACCAAATAGCACAGACAATATAAATGAAAACCTTCTTGATCATAATAACAGCTATTGCGGCTGCTATTACGTTACCACTCTTTAATGAGAAGCATATTTTGGACTTTGGAAATACCTCGGATATTATCTCGGCATTATGTAACTGTGTTGTTGCTGGTGCTGCTGTTATGGCATTTCTATCTGCAAAGAATTGGCTTTATCAGCGAATGCATGATGACGCATATAAAATTGCAAAAGAGATCATTATTGATGATTATAACCAAATATTTAAATTTGGAAGCCTAGCATTATCAAATATTGAAAATATAGAACTACTGACAAGTATTATATCGGATGACATCAGTAAAGTATTTAGCTTAAGTGATTGTGATAATTACATACGAGTATTTAAAGAAACCAATATCACCCCTGATTCAATAGAAACAAAGATTAAAGTACTACAAAGGTTTGGGTGGAGTTTAAAAAGTGACTTCAAAAGCACTCATTTTTATTTTCTTAAGGACTACTCAGAAATTAAAAATATCAATTTACACCTATGGTATAGTATAAGGACAATGCTAGAAGTTCATAATTCGCATAATGCAGATAAGATCGAGCTATCTGATGAGATTAAACAATTAATTAAAAATACAACTTCACTAAAAACTAATTTTGAAAGTTCATATAATGTGTTGTCGTCATACTCAAACACAGTTATTTCTTATTTTAAAATTGAAAAATAATTACTGCGTGTTGATTGATACTATAACTAGACTAGCAGTGTTCCTCTCATACATTGCCGATTTGCAGTATCGCCAACATCGCAGCCTTGGTGTAGAATCAGTACTTGTATCTTCCTTCCCACAGCACAGAGCCTGTATGACCAAACAAGATTGGATAATGCAACTTCGCCGTTGTATTAATATTGAAACCCTAGAAAAAGTCATTGATAAGAACAAGTATGAACTTTCTAATGATGAGTTAGAAACTTTCTATGCAGCTTCTGACCATCGACTTGCAGAAATCACGATGGGCAAACTATACGATAAAATCCCGGCTAGTGTGTGGAAGTATGTTAGATGAAATGGACAAATAGAATTATTATTGGACTTGTCATAGTACTACTCACTCTTGTAGTACTGCTATTGTTAAGTACTCTATACTACAGCACGGATAAGAAAATGGAACTAGGTTCATTAACAGACTGGATTAGTGCAGGTGCAAATATCTGCATGGCTGGTGCAGCTGTTTATGCAGCCGTTAATGCCAAAGACTGGCTTTCACCTAAATTAAACGATCGTAAAGTAAAGTTCGCAGATGAAATAATAGATAGTTTCTGTAGATTACAGCAAGAATCTTTATATCTTCACACCGATGTTAAACACATTATTAACACCGATCCTGATATTCAAGGTGATAAAACTAACTTTGCAAAACGCTGGGGAAACTTGCGTGATAGAGAGTCTATTTATAGGAAAAATACAATATCCCTAAAATCTGACATAGCAAGAATGGAGCTATGGGGATTGAAACCAAAAAACAAGAATGAATTTGATGCAATAACTGAAGCACATTTAAATTTATCTTATACAATTAGAGATGCATTATCAATTGGGGCTTATGATACTCAGAGTAGAATGAGTAATAGTTTTGAGTATGATCGTGAGCTAAGCAAAAAGTACAAAACTGTTCGTATATCGCACAGTAAAATAATTAAGCACTATGCTGATTTGTTTATTGATTAAGGAGCATATATGGCTTGGTATGATATTACAGGTACAATAGCAGATTGGACGATGGCTGGGGCTGCCGTTTATGCGGCGGTAAATGCTAAACAATGGTTTTCACAACGTTCACATACCAAAGGTTTCGATAAAGCAGAGAATATATTATCAACTATTGATAGTTTTTATCGTGATAGAAACCAATATCTTAAAGAAATTCACTCAACACTTGAGTATCTAAATGCTCTAGATTCCAATTTGATTTTTTCTGATCAAGAAATACAAGATAAACATGAGAAACTATCCAAAAAACATTCAGATAACATTTTATTAGTTGATGGACTGAGTGATGAGCTTGTATTGATTGAACGCTGGTCTATTACTGTTGTGAACCCTGAACGGATAAATGCAGTCATTAAGTCACTTAGAGATTTAAATGCTTCTGCCGCCAATGCTTATAATTATTCTCGCTCATGCATATACAATATTAATTGCGTAAGTAGACAGGATTTTGAGTTTACGTTAAAGCAATTTAAATCACAATATGAAGATTTTTTGAAAGATTTAGCTACACTTGATGATTGCTATGAAAATTTTAAAAAGCAGAAATTTACTAACTTTTTCAGAGTTAGCTAAAATCATCATTTTAGGGTAGTTCAAGTAGATCGGTTAGTACTGTCCGGCGGCCATTGGACTTTCCGACGCCGGACGGGGCGACGACTTGCCTTTCTACTAACTGGCTTTTCAGTAGTTACTTTGAGTAGTTTTATCTAAGGGCTTTAACAGCCCGATCCCTAGACAAACGAAGTGCGTCAGTTACTAACAAGGCAGTTATTTTGAGGTAGTTAGTACTTTCATGTCGGCGAAGCAAGACTCAAAAACTCCGCGTTCTTTTCGACTGAAAGGAGAAAAAACGCAAGTTTAATCCCTATTAATTTTTTCTTAGTTAAAGCGAGGTACGAGCTTTGACTAAGACAAGTACTTGGCGATTCTTTATTATAAAAATTCGAATGAAGAATAATATTAATATATGGTCGCAAGATGCGAAGTAACACTACATGTTTTGCATAAACCCTTGATATATATACTATATTTTGTGTCATTATGCGAGGTAAAAACACCATCTTGCGAAGTAAACACCCATCTTGCGAAGTAGGTGGTCGCAACATAAAGTAAATCACTTCGCGTCTATCATGTTTTGAAGTACTTCAATAAGCTCTTGGGCTGAAGCTCCATCATTGTATAGTTTGTCTAGTTGATATTTCTGTACTGTTGTTGGGTAGTAATGACCGGCTTTTGAAGTTTTGAATAGCTTAATGCCTTTTGTATGTGCATCTACCATTGCCGCCGATAGCTGTTTGGTGATAGTTAGAAACTTTCGTACTGTGTCCTCTGTCGGTGGAGAATCACCACTAGTTCTCCCGTAATAGTACTGGAGCCAGTACTTAACTCTGTCCCTACTAATTTCAGTACAATTAAACAATACATAGTAAACTTTCTCTTTCGGATAGCCTTTCTTGCCTGCACATTTACTGATAATATCAATAACGATTGCTTTACCTTCAGTAGTAAGATCCGAGTACTTAGAATTGTTACCAGCAATACTAATGAATTTTGAGTTGTCTGTTTTTTGTTGTTTTCCAGCCATTATAAATACCTTGTTAGTTTAGATAAGCCCCGTGCGAAGGGGCTTCTTTTATTGTGTTTCGCGATTGTTATTGTAATCGCATTGGATACTATCCCTGACTTCAATTAGACGTTGAATCACTCGACCATCAAGACGATGGTCAAATGCAAACTCGCGTAGAACGTTGTTGATCTCTTGAATCTTCCACTGTTGCCACTGCCTGTGTGCATCTATTGCAGTTTTGAAGTTCTTATATTTTTGAATTCCATTAACTTTACACGTTGCTCGATAGTACTTTATTTGATGAATACTGACACCCTTCGGCAATCCATTAGTACTTCTATCGTTCATAAGATTATTAATCTTGGTTGGAATCCAAACGCATTTATCCGGGTGATATTGCTTATTACCTGCAACTAACCAGTCCTTATCGATGCACCAGCCCTCAATATGAGTCTCTAGCCACCAGCTAGCGAATTTACTATAGGTCAACCATTCAATGCAGACAGTCGCCCTTTTTCCAACTGTCTCCGCTTTTAGACGATTCTCCCACGCTTGCTTGCATTTCTCTCTAATTTCAGGTGTTAGTCCCATCTCTTGTTGTTTTTCAATATCGTTTGCTAAGTCATTCGTGCCAATCTCAGCTACTAGTTTTTTATTTCTCTTCAT